CAAGAACCTTGACAGCCAAAACGTTCTCGACCCCGGAAGAGCATAAATGATGAAGGGCGGCTTCACGACGCCACGAACCCAGAGGCGAACACGTTGATGGACGTTACGGCTCCTGCCAGGCATTGAATTGTATCGCCTTGGTTGAGCACCATATTCGCCAGTTCGGGGGCTAAGTCGGTACCAAAGGCAGCGATGCTACGAGAGAGAATGATCACGTTGGCCATAGTCGGCGTATCGCCAAAAGGAACCACATACGCTGTGTATGTCACTGCGCCGTTAGTCGAATTCGTAAACACAGCGCGCTTGATGATCGTCTGAGAGTTCAGCGCGCCTGTGACGTAAGCCACAGCCGCCGCGGTGAGTACCGCGCCCGGTTGCAGGACGGCTGGCGTGACATTCGTGGTCATGTGAGGCTCGCATCGGAGACAAGCATGGCGGCCAGAAATGGATTGAGAGGCGCCCGCGGCACGTCATCGCTCAATGCTTGGCTCGTCAGGACCGGGAGAGCGAGAGAAATGGAAGGGAACTGAACGTCCTGCATCGCTTCCTCGACCATCAGCGCGGCCACCTGTTTTTGCAGGGTAGCTATGGAAATTCCCGGCGCGCCTCCGGTTCGTTCTCGCAAGCCGATCATCACGTAATACCAAACGCGAGAGAACGTGCCGTCCGGCCCGACCGCCGGAACGCCAGGCTGGGGGATCGATAGGCCGATATTGGAGATAGTTCCTGACATCTGGATGGCCTAACAGTGCGTAACCAGGCCAGCGGTTATGGTCAGGGTGGTTAAAGACACCGTATTGGCCGCACACGAAACAGCGCTCTGACCATTGATCACAAGAACACCGGTCCCCTTCGTGATAAAACCAAGCGAAATGTTTGTATCGCTGCCAAATGCCGTAATCGTCGGAGCAACCCCGGTAGAGGCGCCCCCTAGGCCAATGTTATTGGCCGATCCGACGGCATTAATCGGCCCCAATACGTCGAAACCACCAGTCCCCTTCGGAAGCGCATTGATCGATATGTTCGTGTCGGAACCGAATGCAGTGATCGTCGGAGCGAAGGTCGTTGTTACACCCTGCATCGCGATATTATTGGCTGCGCCAACGGCATTGAGCGCTCCTTTGACATTCAGCGTTCCGTAAACCTCGTAAAATGGCGACCCTGCATTCGTGGCACCGACTATCACGGTATCGCTGGCTGGAGTGAGATTGTTGCTGGCTCCTATGACCAGACCGAGTTTGTTGTTGAGGACCTGCGTGCCAGATCCAGCCGTCCCATTGATGCCGAAAGCCACCGTTTGAGTGCCTTGATCATCGTAGATCGTGTTGTCCGCCATTAACACATTTGTCGCCGATACGTCCTCAATACCGACTCCGAGCGTGCTTCCTTGTCCTTCGTCGTAGATGAAATTACCGACAAGCTGAATGTTCGTGGCAGGAGAAATAATCGCGATTCCGGCAGCGCCAGAAGAACCGACACCATCGGCGCTTATGTGATTGCCAGTGACAACAGCGCCCACGACATTCGTAAGATTGATGCCGCCTTCTTGATTGTGATTCCCGGTGTTGTTACCAAATATTCGGTTGGCTGTAATAGTTACTTTGCTGTGACTAGCGCCGGCGCCTATACCACTCTGCACGTCTATACCGCTAAAAGCATTCCCGAACAGTATATTGCCACTGATTAAGATATCGTAGGACGGAGAGGGCTGGCCAGCATCGTTTAACAGCGATACTCCTGCGCCGGCATTGCCATTGATGGTCGAATTGGTAATCCCGCACCCGTGCGTGCCGCCATAGAACGCATAGCCTTCGTCGGCGACGCCGCTGATGGTTATATGATCTGCCCAGCAATCAGTTGAATTGATAGAAAATCCAACTGAGTTACCTGAGTTTGAAAACACTGCGTTGCTTAGCCATGCGTGAGAAGCGTTTGTCAGTCCGAATGGCGTATTCCGCCAATTTGTGGATGTGATGTCACGCACCCATATATAGGTCGGCGATCCGAGATTCTGAATGGCCCCACTAAACCCGCTCGTTTGCGCGGACGCGTTGCCATTCAACGTGCCATGTCCTTCGATCACGACATAGGTCGCATTGTTCGCCAATACCAGCATGCCGGCGTTGGTCCCAGCGATTAGTTCCATCGTTCCGTCAATTATCAAATCAGTGTAAGAAGGAAGGGACAACGTCCCCACCATGCAGGTTACACCAGGCGGAACGTAAACAGCGGCGACGTTGGCCGCGCCGGTAATAATAGCCTGAATAGCGCTCGTATCGTTCGCTGTTCCATTGCACAGAGCGCCCGCGGACAGGACATTGATAATGCCCTGTGAAGCTAAGGAGAACGAGGCGATCGTGGCCTGGGCAGTTGTACAAGTTCCAGGACGTCCAAGTGTTCCCCCCTGGCACACCGGCATTATTGTAGTGGATTGGAGAGGAAGCTTCGCCTGGGGCAATCCATCGAGATACTGCGCTTGCGCAAACGATGGAAGTGCAAGAATAAAAAGAACAATAATGCGTATCATGAGTTCAACTTTATTGGTTCTGGATCAAGAAACGCGCCATTTATCGCTAGTTGGCCTGGAATGACGCCAAATACCTCAAAGACGCGATCCCGGGCCATGCCAGTGCGCACCCATTTCGGCTGATGTAGGTATTGTCCGGTCGCTCCTAAGGATTGTGGGACCGGCGCGTTCCATGTGCGCCCTCGGGTATCACTGTAGCGCATATACACGACCGGGGACGTGTTTATCGGAGCCGGGCCTGACAGGATTCCGAAGCCGGCCCCTGAAGTCAACACGGCGCCTCCGACACCGGCGTCTGATACGCCCCCTGAAAGCAATGGGAATGGTCCCGGCTGATCTATTGTGTCTGGCGACGTAGCACATTCAACATCAAGTATGAATCCCGGATAAATAGCTCGACGGCCGTCCTGCATCATATGAGGGAAGCCGCGGCGGAAATACATCGGGGCGCCGTTATCCGTATAAACATCAGGAGCCACTTGATAGAGCTGCCCCGTCTGCCAGTCCGCCATGACGTTCACGCCATAAGCGAATGCCGCACACGCACCGCGGTGCATATTTTCGTTGCCATTGCTGTCCACATAGACAGCCTCGTGCCAAAGTTGCGTCGTCTCATCCCAGCGCCACGATTTGTTGGCAGTTGGGAAATTGATCTGATAGAATGAGTGGCCACCGAACTGGAAGCAGAGCCCAGCGGCATCCGCGACGGTAGAATATCGGCTCCACTCCTGCTCGATGGCATGAGTCGAGATCCGTTTGGCTCCGTAGCCCTCTCCCCGCACCATGATTGGTGTGCCGCTCGGATTGGCTTGCGAACCTTGGTTGCCCCCACCGGCTTGATCCTGCGAAAGCCAGAACAGCGCACCGTCAACCTGCGCCACGGTCCACTTCGCACAGCATCCATGCTGGATAAACGGCCCAGGCAGGATTTGGAAAGGAAAGGAGGCGCCCCCGGCATCAAACCAAATCTCAGTTGTGCGCTCGCCGATCAGCCAAATCTCCCGCCGCACGACGATGACCGTCACAAGATTGTCGGAGTAGCCGTTCTTCTCAGCAAAGTTCAGTGCATCGAAAATGACGTTGTTTTCCTGGGTGCAATAGAAAGTTTGCGTTCCAGGCCAATCAAACACCATGAAACCGTCAACTATATCGACCCTATTTGAGCCATAGAAGGCGTAAGACGATCCTAGCGATGGCGGCGGTCCGTTGGTGGCAGAGCTGATAGGTGAAAAGGTGTTCGTGCTCAACACAACCTGATAGCCTGCCGACGAACCATCAACGAGAACCATGGTCAGTCCGTTATCAGCCATGCTAACGATCCCAGCTGACGTGCCTATCGTCCCAATCTTCGTGAGCCCCCAAGCCGGTGATACCGTATAAAGCCCCGACCCCGCTACGTAATAGAGCGTGTCGTTGTTCGCCCAATAGAGGCCCCGAGCTGGAGCGTTAGGAACGTTTCCCAAAGGCGAGAGGCCGGGAGCGTTATAGAATGTAAACGGCACTTCGGAGTCGGCCGGATTACGCTCAGCATACAGGTTTACACAGCGCTGGGCATTCGCGATCACGCTGCGCGCCTGATAGAAGCCTTGGTTTAGGGGGACTCGCACCTAATAGCGCTGGTAACTGAATATATTAAAGAGCGGCGGACGCGTCAGTCCTGGCGCCAAGTCCATGGTGGGTATCTGCGTGTTGGCCACTTGAACGGTGGCTATGGACGCCTTAGCGAGCCCTTCCACAATAGGGTTTAATGGAGCGCCAGGGAAAATAGCGCCCACGCGGACAGCCAGATTCGTCCAGAGCGCTTCCACATATTCGTCGGGTAGATTGATCGACTGAACGAGCGACGTAAACTGCGACAGGTGCTCTTTCAGCCCGATGTGGATGGCGTCAGTCTCCACAGTGGGGATCGGCGTTGGATAGAGGGTCCCTATCGGATAATCCGAGTCGAAAAACACTGCGAGTGGCCAAGACGTAAGCTGTTTGAGCGGTATTTGTGCATAATCCTCTCTGGACTGAAGAATACGAAGGGGAAAGTCAACATATTGCTGTCCCGGAGCATTCTGCGCAAACTGTCGGTAGAAGGCCCATTCCAGCCTGTCCACCCGCGGCACGTCTATGTCGCCGCCGGGACCCACCGTATAGGACTGTTGCCCGGTTACCGCGACAAACTCGTCTACCTCGTGATAAATCAACCACCGCTTGCGGTTCCACTGCCCGATCATACCGTTCAACGCATCGAACGTATCGTTGTTCGTTTCCGCCGACGCGGTCTGCCCCTCGCCTATTATTCCGATAGCGCGAAGGGCGAGCGATACTAGGGACTGAGGCGTGGTCAGTGGCATCAAGCGGGGTGATCTTCCTGCGCTGGTGCATTGGGGACGATGGGAGCCGGATCGTCGGTTGTCGGCACCGTGCCGCCAAGATCGGTGATCACCTTATCAATGTCGCGAACGCCATTGGAAAAGCTTTGCATTTCACTCATGCGCAGGTTTGCCGTAGCGTTATCCTGGGCCTTCCATTGTGCCACCTTGGCATCGCGTGCCTTGAGCAGATCAACCCGATTGGAAAGATGCCGGTCGAGCAAGGCTTTGTTGTGGATGTTCTCCTTCTCTTGGAGTCCAGCCACCTTGTCCTGGGACGTTTTCGACTCGCTCATGCGACTCTCCTATCGGGCGATGTCGCCCGGTCCAGTTCATCCCGTAGGCGCGTTGCTGACCACCTACCGTCCACCTTGACGCCAAGCACGGCCAGTTCGCTCCGAAGCTGCGCCGTATCTTCGTCGCTGGCCTGTGGAGGCGCCTGAAGCGACGCACGCAGACGCTCTATCTCGGCCTGCATCTCCGACATGCGACGAAGCATCGCCAACTCACTTTCGAGTGCTGCCATCTTATCCGCTGGCTTGGCCTCGTCGGGAGCGTCCAGTTTGTCTCCGAGTTCCCGGCGCAACCGAACCGCAGTCCATGCTGCGTCCGCGGGGATGCCAAGCGATCGGCACCGCTGTAGCAGTCCCTGTCGATCAGCCTCGATTTGCACCGATGTCTTGCCGCCGGCCAGAACGCGCTCTTCCTCTTCCTCGGTATCAACGATGATATCGCGGAAAACCTCACGCTTCTCTACCCATTTTACAATCGTGTTCCGGCACGTCTCGGTCTCACGATCAAACTCCTGCATTCCTTCAGACAATCGAAGGAGCTTGGGATATTCGTGATGCACAGGGTAACGCGGAAGGCGTCCGTCCTTCCGCATCTGGGTCACGCCGAAGCGGTACACGCCCCCCTGCGCGAGAAAGCTCAATGTGCCATCTTGGACATTAATTTCAGCGTCGGTTGCTCTGTCGTTTGCCATTTTCAGTCCTTCTACTTTGGGTCGTCTTACAGAACGTCAGGTACCACAACTGCCCACTCCGGCCGCACCCAAAGCGCACCCCACACGACATCTAGGCGCGTCCCGGTCTGGCCAGTCCCGATGATGTATTGCCGCACCATCAACATCGATACGCCGTCAAGCTCGTGTCGCGCACTCTCAACATCGGGCGGGATTTCCAAGTCAGCCGTCGCCATCGTCACGGCATCCGGAACAAACGCGATGTTCTTCCGGTATGGCGTGCTGGCCGGGCTTACAAGGGTGATGGTGGCGCCGCTTGCCGGCGATGCATCGACCGTCTGGTATTGAACGGCAGAGCCGCCTGGCCCCGCTGGGATCAATGCGGGATATACGCTCAGCGACGTAGCACCAGACGCTGCGTTGGCAAGGACCACGAACTGACGCAGCTGCCCGTAACTGCTATCGGTGATCCGATTGACACCGTTGACACCGGCAAAGGTGATAATGTCGCCGATGTTGAGTGTGCCAGTGATGGCGTTTGTAAGGATTGTCGAGCCCGGCTGCACGGCGCTGCTCACTGTCCCGGCTGAGAACGTGCCTGGCGTGTGAACAAGGACAGTCTGGTCCTTCAGCCAATCGAACCCGATAGCGTTCTTCATGCCGCCGGAGCGGTATTGCTCGCTGATCTCCGGCGTAGGATTGAACAATCCCGTAAGCGCCCCAGCAATCCTGGCGTCGGTGAACGGATTGACCACCAAGCGATGGTTCATTTCCGGGGCCGACTGAGTCGCCAGAATAGCGTT